AAAAGCTCCTGTTAAAGCGGGTGATAATCCACGTAGAGCATCTTTCTTAGCTCGTATGGGTGGTATGCCTGGACCAGAACGTAAACCTAATGGAGAACCCACTAGGTTATTGTTATCTCTTAAAGCTTGGGGAGCATCATCTAAATCAGATGCTAAATCTAAAGCAAGAGCTATTTCTGCTAGAAATAAAAATAAAAAATAATGCAAGATAAATATGATATTATAAAAGAGTCAGCTCAAGATGATTTGGCTGTTTTTATAAAATTAGTAGCTCCACATTTGTTATTAGGTTCTATTCATGAAGAACTAATTCAATGGTGGACTAGACAAGAAGGTAAAAATAATCAATTAGTATTACTTCCTCGTGGACACATGAAAAGTAAACTAGTTGCATATAGAACTGCTTGGTGGATTACTAAACATCCTGAAACAACTATTCTATATGTATCTGCTACTGCAGATTTAGCTGAAAAACAGTTATATGCTATTAAACAAATTATAGATAGTCCTATTTATAGACGATATTGGCCTGATATGACTAATATTGAAGAGGGTAAACGTGAAAAATGGGCAGTAGCTGAGATAGCTGTTGATCATCCACAACGTAAACTAGAGGGGATACGAGATGCAACATGTAAAGCAGTTGGACTTACATCTAATACAACAGGGTTTCATGCTGATGTTGTTGTTCTTGATGACATTGTTGTTCCTGGTAACGCTTATACCGAAGATGGTCGTGATAAAGTTGCCTCCGCATACTCACAATTAGCTTCTATTGAGAATCCTGGAGCATCTGAATGGGTTGTAGGAACTAGATATCATCCTAAAGACATATATGATACTATGGTTTCTATGAAAGAAGTTTTATATAACACTAATGGTGAAATTGACACTGAAGAGGAAGTTTATGAACTCTTTCAAAAAGTTGTTGAAACAGATGGTGAGTTTCTTTGGCCTAAACAAACTCGTGGAGATGGTAAAATCTTTGGATTTGACGATAAAGAGCTGGCTAGGATTAAGGCAAAGTATGTTGACAATACTCAGTTCTATGCTCAGTATTATAATAATCCAAATAGCAATGAAACTGCACGTATTAATGCAGATAAGTTTCAATATTTTGATAGAGCTATACTCCAAAATAAAGAAGGAGATTGGTATATTAGAGATAGGAAGCTTAGTATTTATGCTTCTATTGACTTTGCTTTTTCTCTTCGTAAAACGGCAGATTATACCGCTTTAGTAGTTGTTGGAGTAGATTCACAAGGTAATTTCTATGTATTAGATATAGATAGATTTAAAACAGATAGAATTATTGATTATTATCAACACATAGTTAAGTCTTGGGAAAAATGGGGCTTTAGAAAAATAAGAGCTGAAATTACTGTAGCTCAACAAACAATTGTAAAAGAATTAAAAGAAAGTTATCTTAAACCTAATGGAATAGCTTTATCAATAGATGAATTTAGACCAACTAGATCATTAGGAGATAAGAATGAGCGTGTAGGAGCAATACTAGAACCTAAGTATGATAACATGCAAGTATGGCACTACAAAGGTGGTAATTGTCAATCATTAGAAGAAGAATTAACAATGGCACATCCACCACATGATGATATTAAAGATGCTTTAGCTAATGCTATTGCTATTTCAATAATACCTAAGCAAAGAGTGGGAACATACTCATTAGGTAAAAATATAATGACCCACAGTCGTTTTGGTGGCGTAGCTTACTAAGGAAAAAATATGTCAGGCAAAGTAGCCCAATTAAGAGAATTAATTAATAGAGACACATTAGCTAGACAACTAGCAGGGCTTTATAATAGATGGTGGATTCAACGTAATAACAAAGAAATAGAGTGGAGAGAACTCCGTAATTACCTATTTGCTACTGATACTACTAAAACTACTAACTCTAAACTTCCTTGGAAGAATAAAACAACACTTCCTAAGCTAACACAGATACGAGATAACCTACATGCTAACTATATGGATGCTTTGTTTCCTAATGACGATTGGTTAAAATGGGAAGGTTACAATTTAGAATCTAGTACTCATAAAAAAAGAATGGCAATTGAAGCTTATCTTAAAACTAAACTTAGAGAGTCTAATTTTAGAGAAACCGTTGCACAACTTGTTTATGATTATATTGATTATGGTAATGTATTTGCAAATGTTATTTATGTTAATGAAGGACATAAAGATCCCTATACAGAAGAACAAATTACTACATATCGTGGTCCTAAACTAGTTAGAATTTCTCCATTTGATATTGTATTTAATCCTGTAGCAACTACTTTTAAAGAATCTCCTAAATTTACTAGATATGTAAAATCTGTTGGAGAATTAAAAAAAGATATTCTTTATCGTACTGATTTAAATTATGATAAAGTAGCTTTTGAAAAAGCTATTGCAGTTCGTCATAGTATAAGTGCTTTTAAAATGGAAGATATTAATAAAGCTGAAGGTTTTCTTGTTGATGGTTTTGGATCTTTACAAGAATACTATCAATCAGGGTTAGTAGAAATATTAGAGTTTGAAGGTGATATCTATGATGAAGTAAATGATACTTTACTAGAACGTAGAATTATTACAATCATTGATAGAAGTTATATTATTCGTAATATAGAAAATCCATCTTGGTTTGGTTGTGATAATAAACATCATGTAGGTTGGAGAGAAAGACCTGATAACCTTTATGGTATGGGTCCATTAGATAACCTAGTTGGTATGCAATATCGTGTAGATCATCTTGAAAATCTAAAAGCTGATGCTCTTGATTTAACAATACATCCCCCAATGGTTATTAAGGGAGATATTGAGCCCTTTATTTGGGGTCCTGAAGCTACTATTCATATACCAGAAGATGGTGATATAAGTATGCTACCGCCTAACTCAGCTGCTTTTCAAGTTAATAATGAAATAGGAGCTTTACTTAATATTATGGAAGAAATGGCAGGGGCTCCTAAAGAAGCTATGGGTTTTAGAACTCCTGGAGAAAAGACTGCTTTTGAAGTACAGCAATTACAAAATTCTGCTGGACGAATATTTCAACATAAAGTTAATAAATTTGAAATTCAATTTCTTGAACCTATTCTTAACACTATGCTAGAGATGTCTAAAAGAAATATGGATATTGCTGAATTAGCTAAAGTTATGGATAATGATTTAGGAGTTGTAGATTTTATGTCAATTACTAAAGATGATATTACTGCTAAAGGTAAATTACGTCCTATAGGAGCTAGACATTTTGCAACAAGAGCACAACTTGTACAAAATATGTTAGGAGTATTTAATAGTCCTTTAGGACAACTTATTGGCCCTCATATTTCTGCTAAACGTCTTGCTAAAATGGTTGAAGAATATATGGGTTTTGAACAATATCAGTTTATTAAAGATAATGTTGCTGTATTTGAACAAGCAGAAACACAACAAATCATTGAACAAGTAAAACAAACAATGCAATCTCAAGAGGCAGTTCCTTTAGAAGAAAATATGCTTGATCAAACTACAAGTCAAATTCCTCCTGAAATGATGGATGAAAATAATACTGCTTGACTTTTAAGTTAAAGTATGTTATAATTGTAAGATGGATTTAAAATCTGAAAAAGCTAAAAGCTTATCAAAAACAGAAGTTTTTAAAGAGATACAAGAATATCTAACAGAACAAATTGATTTGTCTAGACGTAAATGTATAGATGAAGAAAATTTTACTCTGCCTGCTTGGAGTGAGTTTCAAGCATTTCAATTAGGTATTCAAAAAGCCCTTTCTAAACTTCAAACATTAGTACCTGACCAAGGAGAAAAAAGTGTCTGAAGAAAATATAAACATTGAGCCTAGTACCAACGAAGTTCAAACAAAAGATAGCCAAGTTCCTCAATTTGAGATTCCGACAGAAGCCTCAGAATTAGTAGGAAGTGGTAAAAAGTATACATCTGTAGAAGATGCGTTAAAATCTGTTCCTCATGCTCAGAAGCATATTCAAACTCTTGAGTCTGAACTTGCAACTTTAAAAGAAGAACTAACTAAACGTAGAACAACAGAAGAACTTTTAGATGAAATTAAGTCTGGCATTCAGCCTAGAGAAAACCTCTCTACTGGTGAATTTGATCAAGATAAATTAATGAAATTGGTTGACCAAACAATCGAATACAAAGAACAGCAAAAATCTGCTAAACAAAATGCTAATTCAGTGGCTGCAAAGTTTACTGAGAAGTATGGAAATAATGCAGAAAATGCCTATAATACTGTAGCTCGTGAGTCTGGATTAACTACACAACAATTAAATAGCTTAGCTTCTAATACGCCAAGCCTTGTACTAAAACTTGCTGGATTAGATAATAGACCTTCAGAACTTCTAGGTCAACAATCTAGTACAGTTAATACGCAAGCTCTGAATCAAAAGGGAGACCCTAGTCAGTTATCTGCTAGAGTTAAACAAGGAGCTACGACAAAAGATTTAGTTAATGCTTGGAAAATTGCAGGAGAAAAGGCTAAATTAAATTTATCACAATAAGGAAATAATATGTCACAATTAACGAGTAATACAACAGCCTTTGTGGAGGCTACGCAGTATTCTCAGTTCATTCTTGATAATTTACACGATTACCTATTGCCAGAAGGTTTATATAGAGATGTTTCAGACTTCGGTTCTGGTACAACTTTAAATATTAAAACTGTTGGTACGGTAACAATTCAAGATGCTGCA